CATTACGGACTCGATCGTCTTCTTCCAACTGCTCTTGGGTTTGAAAATGCGTTCGCTGCTCTCGATAATGCTTCTCATCTTCTCACAGCAACTCAAACTGCATTTCCACCAGTGAATGTCATCAAGAAAGATGACTACAACTTTATTCTGGAATTGGCAGTTGCTGGTTATAGACAAAATGAGATTGAAGTCACTACAGAGAGAAATTCTCTCAAAGTCATAGGCAAAAAAGTAGACGAAGACACTCGCGAATATCTTGTAAAAGGTATTGCGGGTCGCAAATTCTCTCGTCAGTTTGTTTTGTCTGATACAGTAGTGGTTCGTGATGCTAACCTTGCTGATGGCATTCTTTCTATTCAATTAGAAAATGTCGTTCCTGAAGAACAGAAACCTCGTAAGATTGAAATTAAGTAAACAGTGAGATTATATTATGATTCGTGATGAACTATCGTGGGATGAATTGTTTATCTTACAGGCTACTCTGATCTCTCAGAAAAGCAAGGACCCGTCGACAAAGGTGGGGTGTATTATTGTCAATGATGATAATGTCATCTTGTCGACGGGTTTTAATGGATTCCCTCGAGGAATCGAAGAAGATTGGAAAGATCGATGGAAGAGTCCAGAAAAGTATCACTGGGTTGAGCATGCTGAACGCAATGCAATCTTCAACGCCGCACGTGTTGGTGTTTCACTCAACAATTCTCGTGCATATCTAAACTGGGAACCAAAGCCATGCGCTGATTGCACACGCGCATTGATCCAAGCAGGAATCAAGGAAGTCATCGGACCAAACCGACCATTCACAGGTAAGGGTGCTGGCAAGCATTACTCGATCGATCACGCCGAAGTAATGTTGCGCGAGGCAGGAGTCCGTGTGCGCCGATTTGACCTTCCCCCCGAGTTATTACCGCCTCTATAATAGGACCGCTGCAATAGGATTGCAGGAGGTCTGGTGAGACTTGCGCAAGTCATTGATTCTATTAGAGTTTTTTTCCTTTACAATTTTAGGGAAATAAGCGATAATATATGTATGAAATGTGAAAACACTGTGAAGATTGGTGACGTCGTCAAGAGTCTTGACTTCGTTGGTATCAACGACTGCTTTTATGTCGGTCTCGTGACCGAAATCCTCAACGACGGTCGATTCCGCGCCAAGGCAATCAAGCGTGTGTGGAAGGGCGAGGCTGATAAGCGTCCTCTTGCTGACGAGTTCTTCGCTCCGCTTCCTGGTCATGATTTCTTCGACGACATGGCTGAATGGAAGAATGCTGCTCCTCGCATCCAGGTGGTTGCCTAGTAAGAACATATGAAAATGACTAAAATTGTATACAATGCTTGTTATGGTGGGTTTGGTCTGTCGAATAGGGCTGTGAGGCGTTATTGTGAGATCAAAGGTATCGCTGAAGAAACTATCTATCACCGAGATATCGAACGAACTGACCCTGTGTTGGTGCAGGTCGTGGAGGAACTCGGGGATAAGGCTAACGGTGATTGTGCGGAGTTGCGTATTGCAGAATTGTCTGCTGGCACTCTATATCGCATCGATGAGTATGATGGACTAGAGCAAGTGTGTACGCAGGATGATTATGCATGGAGTGTAGCGTAATATGAAAAAGCAAACTGAAACTCTGTTGAGTGAGGCGATTGACCTTGTGAATGGTGCCGATCATGTTCTTGCGAACACTCTTTCGCAACTTGATTTGAGCGCCAAGAACTGTTACGATCTTGCTGAGAAACTTGAACGCGCTCGCAACCTTCTTTTGGTTGTCGGCGATCGCAAGTATCAGGCTGAGTTGAATCAAGTTCCTATGTCTACCGAAGGAGTACCGTTCTAATGGCTCGTGTTAAAGATCTGTTTCATGACATCATCGAGATGTATTTCTATGATGGCATGAAGGAGGCTGAGATCGCAACGTCTCTTGGTATCTCATTGCTACAGGTTCATGAGGCAATCGGATTCTATGAGCAAACAAACGAGAGGTTGGTGACAGACGCTGATGAGGTTGTTTCTTACGATGACCTTATGCATGATCCCATTGAAGGTAAATACAACTCGGAGCAATGATATGATTGACATGTCTAAGATTGTTGAACATGCACGCGCTCTTGAGGAGATGGGTTGCTCCGTTGTTGTCTTCACCCCAGAAGAGTTGCGCGGCGCAAACCCTCATCATGTTGCATCTCGTTTGATTGAATTGGGATGGGAAGTGATTGATGATATCGCTGGTCCCGAGAACGAGATTGAAGAAGATTGGAACTGGGGCATCAAGTGATTGATCCGCACTGGTTCCATGTTTTTTTCTATCTTTGTGGATTAATTTCAGGTATAATAATTTGTGTTCCCGCCAAACGAAAGGGTAAATATTATCATGACTAATGTATATCGTCATTCTGTTCTTGCTCCAAAAGAGCGAGTGCAATTTGACCCTCGCAATCGCAAACATATGGTTGATTTTGCGAGGTTTGTCAAGTATAATACTTGGAAGGATGGATGTTCTTATTTCTTGGAAGATCCGTTTACAGATATTCCGACAATGATTCGTTGCAAAATTGCTGATTACACTTTGTCTAAACTTGTGGAGAAAGTCTAATGGATGTTGTATTGCTTTCGTTGACAGTCATTCTTCTTTCGTTGACTTCAGTATCAGTGCTTGTCGTGTCTTATCACCTTATGCAGATTCGGAAAAATCTCCAAGATGCTATGAAGATTTGCGAAGATGCAGTCCGTTCTCTGCGTAGTGGAGGTCCGTGATGTCTAATGGCAACTTCGAAGTGCTGCCTCGTGGCACAACTACAGAACTGCAGTTTTTGCGACAACTAGCCAAGGATATCGTTGAATGTTATCCCAAGCATGGCACACACTTTACCATTGAGGAAGTGAAGCGTCTTGCGGCAAGGGTTGAGGGATTTTATAATGCTCATGTAGAGAAGTATCCTGTATGATGATTTATTGCGCTGCTCGATTCAAACCGAAGAAGAAGCGTAAGTCAAAGGGTGTAGTTGCGACCAAGTATCGCAAGTCGACAGCCATTCTTGGTTATGAGAAACTGCCGAGTCTCTCTTATGGTCCGCGAGTTGGTGCTGGTGATGCTCGCAGCATTCAGTCGCTGAAGTCTGATAAGATCTTCACTGAGAAGAAAGAAAGTCTGATGTACACTGGCACTTTGGTGAAGGGTATTGCTACAATGCATAAGAGCAACGCTGTTCCAGTGATTGACGAGGAGCAGATGAAAGACATTTCCCGTATGAGGAGAGGTTGACATTGAAAGTTTCAATCGGAAAATACCCTAAGAAAGACGGTAAACAGAAAGTCTCTGTTCGCATTGATCCATGGGACACATGGAACATGGACGCAACTCTTGCGCTCATCATCCATCCCATGCTCAAGCAGTTGAAGAAAACAACTCATGGCGCACCGTATGTTGATGATGAGGATGTTCCTGAGCATCTTCGCACTTCTGCAGCCAAGCCAAAGAAGAATGATTGGGATGTTGACAGCAACCACTTCAAGCGTTGGGACTGGGTGCTCAGCGAGATGATTTGGGCATTTGGCGAAGAAGTCAAAGACAAAGAACCCAATTTCTGGATTGAAAAGCCCAAGTGGAACAAAGAAGGCATAGTAAAGAGTGGCAAACTAGACAACGAGAAGAGGGATAAATACTTCGGAAGGAAGAAGAACGCATTCCGCCTTTTTGGAAAATATTATGAGAATCTTTGGGATTAAAAATGATAAACAATCTGGACTACTGTTCTTTACAAGAACAGTTTAAAAGATCCGAACCATTCCATCATGTAGTTATTGACAATTTTTTCGATGATAAGACTGCCGCTGAGATAGCGAGCAGTTTTCCAGCACACAATGATTCTGTGTGGACTGTTTCTTATGACAATGCTGTAGAAAAGAAGAAAGCCTGTTCGCACTGGGATAAATTTCCTGCGCCGATTTACTCATCATTGTTCTTTCTTTGTAGTCATAAGTTTGCTGGTGTTCTAAGTCACATTACACAAAACTCAAACATCATCCCAGACTACGGTCTTCATGGCGGTGGAATGCATTCTCATAGCCGAGATGGCAAACTAAACATCCATAAAGATTATTCGCTACATCCTAAAATGCCATTGATGCGAAACTATAATCTTATCATGTACATGACACCAGACTGGAATCCTGAGTGGGGTGGTGGTCTAGAATTTTGGAGTCATGATGAAGAAACGCAGCAACCTAAAGAATGCATCACTAAAATTGAGAATAAGTTTAATCGCGCTGTGTTATTCGACACCACGCAAAACTCTTGGCATGGTTTACCCGAAGAATTAACATGCCCAGAAAACATAGCGCGAAGAAGTCTGGCTACATACTATTTGAATCCCATAAATAGTAAAGCGGAATCAAGAAAGCGTGCATTATATGCTCCCTATGGAGATCAAAAAAACGATCCAAGTGTTCTACAATTTTGTAAAGAGAGAAGTTTATGAAAGTATCTGTTATTACCGCAACAACTGGCGGCGTCAGACTTGCTGATTGCATTGATTCTGTACGCAATCAAACCTATAAAAACATTGAACATTATGTTATTGTTGATGGTTCTGATAGATGGGAACAAACCTCTGAAATTCTCAATGCGATGGAATTTCCTAACGGCAATAATGAGTTCGTCATTGTTCTGCCGCACGCAACTGGACTAAATCGATTCAATGGTCACCGTATCTATGGTGGCTTTAGTTTCCTGACCAACGGTGACTATATTGCATGGCTAGATGATGATAATGAGTTTACGCCAAATCATATCGAAAGCCTTGTTAAGATTACACAAGAAAAACAACTAGACTGGGCATATTCGCTGCGCCAGATTGTTGATAGCAAGGGCGAGTTTATCTGCAACGACGATTGCGAAAACTTGGGTAAATACAAGTCCGTTCTTAACGACCACTTTGTCGATGTGAGTTGTTTCTTTGTTCGTCGTGAACTTGCGGTGAACATTGCTCCGATCTGGCACCGTCAGGCGCGACCACCCAATGGCATGATGGAAGTTGACCGTGCATTGACTGCTGTTTTGATGCATGAACAAAATAAGTTAAAGTTTGACTCCAACAACGATTATACGGTAAAATATAGAGTAGGAAGCACAGGAATATCTGTGCAAGCTGACTTCTTTATCAACGGTAACGCTGAGATGCTCAAGCGTTATGCTGGAAAACTTCCCTGGAAACAATAATGCGTTTTGTAATTTGTCATGTTCGTAATGAGGAATATCTTTTAAATTGGTGGCTTCAACACCATAAAGATAAGTTTGACCACGGGGTTATCGTAGACTATCATTCTACTGATGGTTCTATGGATCTTGTTAGAAAGATTACACCCAAGTGGCAAATCATAAAATCGGTAAACAAAGATTTCAACGCAATCACCTGCGATAATGAGATCATGAATATCGAACGCAGCATTCAACAACAGTATCCGTATGCTTGGATGATTACTCTAAATGTCACCGAGTTTCTTATTGGTAATACTCGCAGATTATTGCATGCCTTCAAGTCACAGAAACCTGTTCGCATGCAAAAACTTATTCCATGCGATGTGATGATTGACACAGAACAGCAAAAGTTTACCGAACCAGATCCTAGTGTATCTCTTGTAACACAAAGAACATTTGGTATGCCTTGCGATTATAGCGAAGATACTGTTTATAATGCATATGCTGGTGCTAGAGATTTTCAAGCAATTGAAGATAATGTTATGTATGACAATCGTAAGATGCGAAGCATGCATAACTTTGCACTAAACTATTTCGACACTTCAGTCTGGCGAGCAGGTAGACATTACTGGGGAACACCAGCCGAAGACTTCCGTATTTTGTGGTATGGGTATTCACCATTTACAGAAGATCTTCTTCAGCGTAAACTTGCAATTCAAACTCAAATTCCTGAGGCTGATAAGGCAGTTGGTAACGGTGGACAGCACCTGCTAAATAGAGATACAGCGATTGCTCGTTACGAATGGCATCGCCAGTTCGGTATTGATTTGCGTGATCAAATTATAATGCTAGAGAATAGATTATGAAAATTTTACTGTTAGGTGGAAAGGGTTATATCGGTTCTCGATTACACCCATATCTTGTTTGGCGCGACTACGATGTAACTTGCTACGACCTTTGTTGGTTTGGCAATTCAACGATGATGCCATTTGTTCGCAAAGACTTCAATAATCTAAGCATAGAAGAACTAACGAAATATGATGCTGTCATATTGTTAGCAGCACATTCTTCGGTTAAGATGTGCGTCGATGATTACATGTCATCGTTTAACAATAACATCAGAAATTTTGTCAATCTAGTGCATAAAATTGAATTGATACCGAAGCCAATTAAACTAATCTATGCCAGTTCCTCGTCTATCTATGGAAACACTGGCGATCGAATAGCCACCGAGGAACAGAAAGAATTTATTTGCGTAAATAACTATGACCTCACGAAATATGCAATAGACCAATACATGCTTAATAATAATCCGATTGAGCCATGGTATGGGCTTAGATTCGGCACTGTTAATGGATTTTCACGCAATTTCCGCAGTGAACTGATGCTTAATTCTATGTCGATGTCAGCAATAGAGAATGATGTGATACGCATGTCTAACTCACATATTCATCGTGCTATTCTTGGATTATCAGACTTGCTAGAATCAATCGACACGATTCTACAGAAAGGCACCCGCAAAAATTCTGGCGTCTATAATATCAATTCCTTTAATAGCACTGTATCTAATTTAGCAGAAGAAGTTGCTGCTATAACTGATGTAAAAATAATTGATGAGGGTAAAGTCGGCAATCCTTATGACTTTATGATATCGAATAAAAAATTCAGCGATACCTTTGACTTTAAATTTAAGTCTACCGTGCAGTCGATTGTACAAGAAATCAAAACACAATATGGCAATGTGACATTTACAAACAGAGATAAGAGTGTGCGATATGAGTAATTATGAGATAATCGAAGAGTGTTATGCATGCGGCTCTAGCGCATTACATAAATTTTGTTCTCTGGGTTCTCAGCCTTTGGCTAATAATCTTAAGGACACACCCGAGCAAGATGATGAATTGTATCCACTAGAAGTAAATGTTTGTATGGAATGCTATCACTCTCAGTTGACAGTATCTGTTGATAGAGAAGCGTTGTACAAGCATTATCTTTATGTCAGCGGAACATCGAACACTTTAGTTAAAGAATTTGATCAGGTTGCCTCTCAAATTCATTCAGAAAATCCTGGAGACAATAAACGAATTCTTGATATTGCTTGTAATGATGGCACATTCTTAAAGTCATTCAGACCATATAAGTGGGAACTGCATGGTATTGATCCAGCCGAAAACATTGTTTCTAAGATCAATGAGCCAGATCTAAATCTTACTTGCGATTTTTTCCCATCAGTAAAGGTTAAAGGTGCATATGATGTTATCACTTGCTTTAATGTGGTGGCACATATCCAAAATCCTTTAGCATTCCTAACAGATTGTAAGAGGCTGTTGCAACCAGATGGCACTCTGTACATACAGACCTCACAGAAAAATATGATTGTAAATGGTGAGTTCGATACAATTTATCACGAACACCATTCGTTCTTTACAATCAACTCTATGAATGAGTTGTGTAAACGCGCAAGGCTTTCCCTGGTGGATGTTGAATATCGTCCAGTGCACGGAACAAGTTATCTGTTTAAGATTAAGCACAATGCAACGGATAATTCAGAGGAACGAATTAATCAATTATTGCAAGATGAGTCTGCTTTGGTTGACGCAGAAACATATGAAGAATTTAATGATAAAGTGTTGAACAATAAAACTCGATTAACCCAATTAATTGATGAATCATCATTGCCTGTTGTTGGCTATGGAGCAGCCGCAAAGGGTGTGGTGATGAGCAATTATGTTCAACGCAAACTAAAATATATCGTCGACGAAAATCCGATGAAGATCGGTAAGATTATCGGCGGTGTTAATATTCCTATCGTTGCACCAGAAACATTAATCAACGAACCTGGCGATTTAATGATTATTGTTTATGCGTGGAATTTCTTTGATGAGATTCATTCTAAGATCAAAAAACTTAGACCAAATAACAACGATATAATCGTTTCGTCAATGCAATAAATCAAAGGATATGTTATGAAAGCCTGTATCGCATCATATTTTATGCCGAACATTAATCCTAAAACTGTGGAATTACAAAGAGCAGTTGTTAAGAAGTTTAATCCTTTAAACCTTCAGCATATAGCCATTAAGGGGGAAATCCCGCATGGTTTGTTTATGGATTATATTTGGACATTAAATGGTCAATCAGTTTCTACCTTTAAAGATGAAAATGTCTCAAAACAATTAGACTTTGATGTCGTGTTGTTTCTAGACATTGATTGTTTGCCAGTCCACCCAAATGCAATAGAAACATATATTTCGGCGGCATCAAATGGTGCGTTAATTGGTAATGCGCAGCGTTCAGGGCATATTGAAAACAACAATCATTTGTTTGCTGCACCTTCAGCGTTAGCATTAAGCGCAGCAAATTTTGATAAGATGGGTCGACCATCAGCAATGGAAACTAGTCGCGGTGATGTTGCCGAAGAGTATACCTATGCTGCTGAGGCTAATAATATTGCAGTTGACTTTGTCATGCCATTAAGGTATGATAGGAATGTATATCGATATGATTGGGAAACTGACCGTAGACCTTATTGGACTCTAGAAAATGGCAATCCAAACTATGGTCTTGGTACAACATACGGTAAAGAAAACGATCTATTCTGGCATAACTTCCAAATCAGAGTAGAAGGTCAGCAAGAACAATTTTGGAAGAAATGTGAGGAATTATTAAATGGCTAATCGTAGTGACTTTTATAACGCTAAACTTCCACGACAATACAAGAGAATGCTTGCAATGGCTGAAGCATATGGTTGGGTTAAAGACTCACATGAGCGTGGTGATTTTAAACGATCGATGATTGCTGCTCATGCAAACCATGTTGCTTTCAAGATCAAGCGTCAGTCTATGGATAATGCTAACAGCAGTGAAGAATAATGCATTCTTTATCAGAACTCCGTGACTTGCTAGTATCTAAACAGATACAGATACTAGATTATAATGGTTGGCAACTTAGAGTCGGTGATGACACGTGGGTTATGATACACGATGTTCTTTATTTAAATGGTGAAAAACAAAACCATAAGCAAAAAGGTTTATTTGACAAATACAAGAAGGTGAATACAAATGACAATCAAAGCACTCAAGCTCGTAAATGGCGAGGAATTAATTGCGGCAATCGAAGAGGAGAGTGACACTCACATCACTTTCACTGACCCAGTTGCTTGCGTTCTCCAGCGCGGTAAAGATGGTGCCCCAGTTCTTGGCTTTATGCCATGGATGCAAGCAAGCAATCCTCCGTTTACAATCAACAAGAATCATATTCTTGTTATCTCAGAGGTTGCGGATGAAGTGAAAAACGGGTATAATCAAATCTTCGGGGCAGGAATCGTTGTTCCCCCAAGGCAGTTAATTACAGGTTAAAGCGTGTCTAATTTTTATACTAATGTCAGCGTCTCTGGTCGATTTATTCTTCTGAGAGGCGTTGAAAATGATAAGAGGGTCAGACGGAAGGTTGAATTCCGTCCGACCTTTTTTCTTTCCAGTCAAGAGAAGTCTGAGTACAAAACTCTTGATGGTGATTATGTCAAACCAATACAGCCTGGAACAATTCCAGAGTGTCGTGAATTCTTAGAGAGGTACAAGGGTGTCGACAATTTTCCTGTTTTTGGGAATAATCGCTATGAGTATGCTTATATTGCTGATGAGTATCCTGACGATATTCTTTGGGATGTCAGTAAAATACTTATTGCCTATCTTGATATCGAAGTTGGATCCGAGAACGGATTTCCTGAACCAAGAGATGCAAACGAAGCAATCACAGCAATCAGTATCAAAGTCAAAGATAATTATTTTGTGTTTGGTTGTGGCGATTATGTCAAGCATCGTGACGACGTGCACTATGCAAAATGCCGCGATGAGTCAGATCTCATACGACGCTTCCTCGACCTATGGAGCCGATGGCATCCAGATGTAGTCACTGGTTGGAATGTCGAGCAATTCGATATTCCATATCTTGCTAATCGCATCATCAAAGTTCTTGGTGAGGATGAAGCCAAGAAACTCTCGCCGTGGAATCGTATCAGTAAACGCGAAACGACGATGATGAATCGTCCAGTAGAGTTCTATGATATTTCTGGAGTTGCTATTCTAGATTACATCCAACTCTATCGCAAGTTTACATATTCGCAGCAAGAGTCATATCGTCTTGATAACATTGCTCATGTTGAATTGGGTGAGAAGAAATTAGATTATTCTGAGTTCGAAACTCTACATCAACTCTACAAACACGACTATCAGAAGTTCATTGAGTATAACATCAAGGATGTCGAACTTGTTGAGAAACTCGAAGACAAGATGAAGTTGATTGAGTTGGCGTTGACTCTTGCTTATGATAACAAGGTCAACTACGATGATGTGTTCACGCAGGTTCGTATGTGGGACGCGATTATCTACAACTATCTTCTACGAAAGAAGATTGTGATTCCTCAACTTTCTCATAGCACAAAGAGTTCGCAATACGAAGGCGCATATGTAAAAGATCCCATTTGTGGTATGCATGAATGGGTTGCGTCGTTTGACTTGAACAGTCTGTATCCGCACTTGATTATGCAGTATAACATCTCGATGGAAACACTCGTCGAGCCAAAATTATACAATGACAATATGCGTGGGTTTATCAGCAACTGTAATGTCAGCGTTAACTCTTTGCTAAATCAAGAAGTTGATACAAGCATCCTAAAAGATCTTGGTGTTACCGTAACGCCGAATGGTCAGCTGTTCCGTACTCAAGAGCAGGGTGTTCTGCCTGAGATTATGGATAGCATGTACAAAGATCGTACACGCTATAAGAAGTTGGCAATCGAAGCCAAGAAGAAGATCGAAACTGTTCTTGAAGATAAGAATCAAGTTACTTATCTCGAGAAACAAGTTGCTCGATACAATAACCTGCAGTTGGCAAAGAAGGTTACTCTAAACTCTGCTTACGGTGCACTTGGTAATCAATACTTCCGCTTCTTTGATACTCGTATCGCCGAAGGCATTACAACGGCAGGTCAGTTGTCTATTCGTTGGATTGAAAAGAAGATTAATCAATACATGAATAATCTGCTCAAAACTGATGATGTAGATTATGTCATCGCTTCTGATACTGACTCGATTTATTTGAACATGGGTCCGCTGGTCAAGAAACTTTACCCAGATACTTCTGATACCAAGAAAGTTATTAAGTTTATGGATAAGGTTTGCGATGATAAGATCCAGCCGTTCATTGATGCGTCGTATGAAGAATTGAAAGAATATGTCAATGCGTTTCAACAGCGCATGGAAATGAAGCGTGAGTCATTGGCTGACAAGGCAATCTGGGTCGCTAAGAAAAACTATATTCTCAATGTCTACAATAGCGAAGGTGTGGCGTATGCCAAACCGAAACTCAAGATGATGGGCATCTCAGCGATTCGTTCGTCTACTCCATCTGCTTGTCGTGCAAAGATTAAAGAAGCAATCAATATTGTCATAACACAAACTGAAGATGATTTGCATAAATTTATCGAAAAGTTTCGCAGTGAGTTTAAGAAACTATCTGTTGAAGATATTGCATTCCCAAGATCCGTTAATGGTCTAAAAGAGTATGCTGATGCTGCGCATATCTTCAAGAAAGGAACACCGATCCATGTCAAGGGTGCATTGGTGTACAATCATTTGTTGCGAGAAATGAATCTTACCAAACGATATCAGGAAATCAAGGAAGGCGAAAAGATCAAGTTTGTCTATCTAAAACAACCAAATATTTACAATAACAATACTCTTGCATTCTTGTCTGGTATTCCCAAGCAGTTGGATGCTGAGCAATATATTGATTACGATCTGCAGTTCGAGAAATCATTTCTTGAACCGCTAGATATTATTCTTTCTTCCATTAATTGGAAATCTGAAAAGGTTGAATCGCTAGATTGCTTTTTCGCATAAAATAGTATATAATACATATATCGTTTACAAGGAGACTACACATGAGCCTGTTAGATAAACTCAAGAAAAATTCAACAATTAAAGATACTTCTATCCTTTCTCGTTCAATCTTTTTTGAAGAAAAGGATATGGTGCAGACAAGCATCCCCGCAGTAAATATTGCGCTTTCTGGTTCTCTTGATGGTGGCTTTACTCCTGGTCTCACAATGTGGGCTGGTCCGAGCAAGCACTTCAAGACTGCGTTCAGTTTGATTATGGCGAAAGCCTACCAGGACAAGTACCCTGATGCTATTGTTCTTTTCTACGATTCTGAGTTCGGTACTCCGCAATCATATTTCCAGAACTTCGGTATTGATAAGGAGCGTGTTATCCATACGCCAATCACTGATGTCGAGCAGTTGAAGTTTGACATCATGAATCAGCTGACTAACATTGAGCGTGGCGATCGTGTGATGATTCTAATTGACTCGATTGGTAATCTTGCTTCGAAGAAAGAAGTTGAAGATGCTCTTGAGCAAAAGTCTGTTGGTGACATGACTCGCGCCAAGCAGATTAAGTCTTTGTTCCGTATGGTCACACCGCACCTTACGCTAAAGGATATCCCGATGGTTGTGGTCAATCACACCTATATGGAAATTGGTATGTTCCCGAAGGCAATCGTCGGCGGTGGTACAGGTTCTTATTACTCTGCCGACAATATCTATATCCTAGGTCGTCAGCAGGAAAAGGAAGGCGCTGACCTTGTAGGATATTCTTATATCATCAATGTAGAAAAGTCTCGTTATGTTCGCGAAAAGGCAAAAATCCCTGTTTCTGTCCGTTTTGATGGTGGTGTTAGCAGGTTTTCTGGGCTCATGGATATGGCACTTGAATCTGGTCATGTCATCAAGCCATCAAATGGTTGGTATGCTCGCGTAAACACCACCACTGGTGAAGTTGAGAATAAGAAGTGGCGATTTGCTGACACGGAATCCTCTGACTTCTGGGACACGATACTTGAAAATGATTCGTTTAAGGATTGGGTACGTGAAAACTATTCCTTTGGTTCTGCTGTGACTGTTGAGGAAGAAGATGTTTGAAGATTTAATTGCGAAATTCCAATTTTGGAAAGCAAGAAAGTTCTTAAAGTTTGG